GCATGCTGGGCGTGCCGCCGCGCATCGCGTTCGCAAAGCCCTGCATGTACCAAACGTCCTGGTTGGCGGACTGCAACATGTGCGTCACGCCCTGCCAGCTCATGTTGTAGTCGCGCAAAATGTCATGCACCGAGCGCAGCACGCTCTGACCCCAACCACCGAGCTCGACGCGGCGCTGCTGCGTCACGCGGCCGCCTGGAAAAATTAACAACCGAGTTTCGTGCACCTCGACCGGCGCAGCGCCCGCGGAACTGACTGGCGTCAGTAGCCAGGTCTCGGGCCGGCCCGCACGAGCGTCGGTCGCCGGATACCAGCGGTGCGCGCTCAAGAGCGATTTGTCGACCACTGTGAGGTGCGTGATGTCCCGCAGCGCGTTCTCGTTGAGGGGCTGCGCAGGGTCCGTGCTCCCGTCGTCGGCGCCGATGTACACAGCCGACCCGCCGTACACGCGCTCCCACACGAGGCCATCTTTGATGCGCGCGTCGGCGGCCAGATCTCGCAGCTTGTCGCGCAGGTTGCTCTCGAGCTCCTGAGCGTCGTCGGCATTTCCCATCAACAGGTCGTAGCCGGCGCGGAACATCTCGTCGGGGACCTTGTCGGCGATCCGGCGCGCAAGTGCGTCGTCCTCGTAAAGCTGCCCGAGGTACTGATCGCTCTGCTGTGCGGTGCGCGAGAACAGCGCCGCGACCGTCTTGTCGAGCGCCGCCGTGCCGAGCCCGGTGAGGTCGTTGGCCCAGCCGTCGAGCCGTAGCAAGGCGCTCTGCAGGTAGCTCCCGAGCATGGACAGCACGTCTAGCGGCGGGGTGGCCGGGTGTCACCTGCGCGGGGGCTCGTCTAGCTCGGCTGGCCAAGATACAAAAACCGTGGTACGCTTTAACTGTGCAGTTCACTTGGGACCCGAAGAAGGCGGCTCAGAACGTCGTCGACCATGACGGCGTGACCTTCGAGGAAGGTGTGACGGCCCTGGACGACCCGAACCACTTGCCCACCTTCGACAACGACAACCAGCAGGGCGAGCCCCGCCAGGACGTTATTGGCTTCTCCGCAAAAGCCCGGTTGCTGTACGTGGTGACCGTCGAAGTCCAGAGCGATGCGCTCACCCGCATCGTGAGTGCACGTATTGCCGAACCCCATGAGCGAGACTTGTATGCCAGCCAATTCCAAAAAGCCGATCCGACCCAGGCGCGCCGCAGACGGCGAGCCGTTACGCGTACCGCTCACCGCCGAGCAACTCGCCGCCCTCGCAAATCATCCTGAGCCCAGCGCAGGGTCGCTGCGCAAGGTGCCCCCCGTGAACATCGAGACGGCGCTGACATTCGGGCGTGGCCCCGAGGCGATGCGCGCGGGGTTCGAGTACCTGCGCGCCAAGCGCGGCCGGCCGAAAAAAGGCGAAGCTTCGCCTGGATCGGCCACCAAGACGCTGCGACTCACCGCTGCCGAATGGGCCGCCCTCGAAGCGCTCGCCAGCAAGCGCCACACCACTTTGCACGCGCTGCTACGCAAGGCGGCACGGCGGGAACTGGCCGAGTCGGCGGCGGTGCCGGCCAAGGCGCGCAGGCGCAAGGCGGGGTGAGCCGATGGCGAAGCCTGCCAAAGCATCGGCAACGCCTGTGCCCGTCATGCCCGCGCCTACCGCGGCCGCGAACGCCGCGGTGCGTCAACTCGCCGAGGCACTCAGCGCCGTAATCCGCGAGGCCGTGTTCGACGCATTCACCGAGCTCGAGGCTGGCATGCGAAACAGTGCGGAACCAGCGCCCGCGTTGCTTACCGTCGATCAGCTTTGCGCGGCGGTACAAACCAGCCGAGCCACGCTGCACAGACTTCGCTCGGAGGGGCTGCCCACCATCATGCTGCTCGACAGCCCTCGGTTTCGCCTAGCCGACGTCGTCGCCTGGCTCGAAGCGCGCACCGCCGATCGAGCAATCGCGGCGGAGTGAACGTTGGGGTTGGCTCCCGCTCCCTGAGCGCCCCTCGAGCACGGCCAACGTCTAGCGACGTCGGCGGGGGTGCGGTAAGGTGCCGGCCGCCATGTCAACAAACGCCCACCTATCCACCGAACTGCAAGCCCGCATCGCGCGAATCAACGCCGAGAACGCCGAGGAGCAGCGCTGGGAGCGCCAATACGACGACGAGTGGTGGAAACACTTTCGGACCGGGGAAAACGTTCACGAGTTGAAAGCCCGCGTGCCTCCAGAGCTGATCCAGCTCCTTCGCCGAGCCGCAACCGACCGCGATGTAACGGTGAGCGCGATCGTCGCCGAAGCTGTCCACGCTTGGCTCGAACGCTACGAGCGGACTGCCGTCGAATACCGAACGATTGCAGGCGGAAAACCGCGGTGAGCACTCTGCCGAAAGCGCCCGGCGCCCCCATGAGCGCGTACACGCTGCACTGGTCGACCAAGGCCGATGTCGTGGCCCGGATCGAGTGCGAGCATCCAATCGCGCTGGTGCTGGCACAAGGGCTCGCCGACTACGACGGCTGCAACGTCGACCTCGTGCACGAAGCCACAGGTGAGATCGTCAAGATCGAGTGCGAGGGCGTTCGAATGGTGCGCGAAGTGCGCGAAGAACATGCGCGCGCCTATGCGCCGCTTGACGCGCTCCTCAGCCGGCTGACCCCTTCCGAACGCGAGAGGGTGCGCAAGGAGCTCGTCACCGGTGAGCCCAGTGGTGTCACGCTGACCCAGGCCGAGGAGCAGGGGCTCCTGCGCGCAGCTATCGACGAGGGCGTGGCGAGCGGCGATCCGATTCCGCATGACGAGGTCTTCGCGCGCTTGCGAGCCAAGTTCGGGTGGAAAACGAGTGCGAGCTAAGCCACGCCCAACCCCCAGGGCGATCGCACGTCCGCCGCGCAAGCCGTAAACAGCCGCTGCGCTCACGCGATCCCCATCTCCCGCATGGTCTGCACCATGCTGTCGTAGTTCGCGACGTTCTGGGACAGGTGCGTGATCGCCTGAGACTGCGCGTCCACCTGGTCGTCGTGCGCCCCGAACGGGAAGCTCGTGTGCTCCTCGATGTAGTCGTGCACCCAGGGCGCGATGCTTGGGTCGGGCAGGTGCACGTTGCCGGCGCGGTGGTAACTGCCAGTCGCGTTCGCGCGCGAGATCTTGCCGCCTTCGGGCGTGACGGCCAGTAGGCCCGGGACCTTGTTGCGCAGGATCTGAATCACGGCGGGGCCATTGGCGGCGTCCTCGATCAGGATGGTGCCAATCTGCGTCCACTTGGCGCGCAGGGTGATCACCGCGTTGCAGGTCGCGAGCACGTCGAGCCGATCGCGCGTCTGGTCCACGATGTAGAAGTCGCCGCCCGTCGAGCACCACACCTGCAGCACCACCCAGTCGCTCGAAGCTGCGTCTTTGAACGTGCAGTCGACCGACAAGATCCAGATGCCGCTTTGGGGCCGCACCTGCCAGAACCGGAAGTCAGCGCGCTTGTACAGCCCGCCCGACGCGGGGCTCGGACGTTGTTGCTCCTGCGCGGCGTAACCCTGATCGCCCAAGTCGCGCTTGCGCTTGTCGCACTCGGCTTGCGGGAACCGCGCCGGGCACATGAGCTCGCCAGGCTGCGAGCGTGGGTCGCGCCACACCCGCACGGGCTCGCCGTGCTCACGCCGCAATACGAGCGCCCGCGCGTAGGGGTGACTCGGCTCGTACTGTTGTGGGATGCACAACACTTCGTAGCCGCCCGCTTTGAGCAATCGACCCGCCAGATCGCTTTCGTGGATGCGCTGCATGATCACGATCTCGGCCGTCTCCGGACCGGTGTTGCGCGTGCTCATGGTCTGCGACCACCAGGTCCACGCATTCTCGAGCGCGGCTTTGTGTGCGCTGACAGTGCCGGCCAGCACGTTTTGCGGTTTGATCGGATCGTCAACCACCTTGCGGTCGCCGTGCTGGCCAGTGCCCTGCCCGCCCACTGAAGTCGCCAAGCGCCAGCCGCCGCGGTCATTCTGAAACTTGGTAGCCCCCCACTGCACCGGGTCGCGCTTCCAGCGGTCGCTGAACAGCGCCTGGTACCACGCCGATTCAAGCAGCTGCCGGCACTTGAGGCTCTTGTCGCGTGCGAGCCCTTCGGAATACGTCGCGTTGATGTACTTGGTGTCCGGCCGAAAGCCGCCCGGCGCGCTGTCAGTGCGCGGGTGCTGGTCGCAGATCCATTCCCACGCGGGCCAGAACACTTGCACCAGCAGCGTCTTGCTCGATCCGGGCGGCACGTTGATGAGCAATCGGCGAATGTCACCGCGCGTGACCGCTTCGAGCGCGTCGATCATGGCGTCCAAGTGCCAGCCCCACACCACGGGCCGCGGCTCGATGTGGCGCCAGGCTGACAGCACGAACGCGCGCAGGCTGCGGGTGCACCGATCGCGCTCACTCACCAGTTCGGGTAGCGTGGGCTCAGCGGGCTGGTCTTGCTCGAACGCGCGCTCGATGTCGCGCAGCCTAGTCCTCGCCACCTTCCCGAGCGAGCTTCCGTAGCAATCTCTGATGGCTGTCCGAATCCATCTCCTGTCTGGCAGCATCGAGCACCTTCTCCACGATCTCTTCGAGTTTGCGCTCGAGCTTGCCCTGCTCGCCAAATCGCTCGGCCATGCGCCGCTCAAGGAACCATGCGCCCGCGCGCCAGTCGTCCTTCGAGCGGGTCACGACGTTCATGCTCAGCCGGGCTTCGACCGAGCTCTGCGCGCGCTCGAGCTCGGCGGCGAAGTCGGCAAACGGCTTCTTGCCCGCCATGCCCTGCTCGCGCCAGCTGTACACGGTGGCTTTGCTAACGCGCTCGAACGCAGCCGCCGCTTCAACGCTCACGCC